GTGGCATCCTTTATACAGCCCGTACTAATAGGGTTGTACGTACCTGATCTTTATGTAGAACGAATCAGGGCGTCCCTGACGCTCGTAGCTTCCTTCTTCAAAGGGATCTTCCCCTTCTTTAAGAAACCACTTAAGGAGGGCACCAGTGCTACTCACCGGAGAAACCGGTGGCTTGCTGGTGATCACAGCGGCCCTAACTAGGGGCGTTTGCAAATCATCATCCGCCCACTCCACAACATGTGGAAGAAAGGAGAATCTGCCCATCCCGACAGAGGTATAGTCGACAATAGGAAACGGAATCAATTTCTTGATCCGATTGTCCAACCATCTAACGACATTCCATAGTCCTTCTTCATAGAAGAAGTTCCTTAGGACTGTCATAGATTTTACCTCACTTGCGTCACGTCGTGATGCTGGGAGTACCCTTCGTGTCTTTACGATAGAAACATCGTATCCTCCGAAGTACTCTTTGCCACAGGACTCTCGGAACCTTCCGGTCCAAAAAGACTTGTCTTTATTGACTAGAAATCCAAAATCCTCTAGCCCTTCTATCACGATCTGCGCCAAATGTTCGGGAACAATTATATCATCCCCAAACACACGCACCTGGCCCGCATACGAGATTATCTCTCGACGGGTCAACCGGCGATTGAGCTGTTTACTAATTGAAGTAAAGATAACGGTGGTAAACACCATCGCTTCAATTGGAAAGCAAACAGCTGAACCCATAGACGCGAATTTGGACAACGGTATAACACCGTGGCCCTTAACTTGAGCCTTTCGACTACGAGTAGCATCTAGCAATTCCCAAAGGAAATTGTGTCGATGCATCAGCAGTCGTACATGCTCAACAGAAACACGATCGGAAGCTTCACTCAAATCGAGCGTTGCCAAGGAACCATCACTGGAACCTTGTCGAGCCATTTCCCTGTTGGGAACCTGGTTATCGAATCCGATGAGACGATTGAGGAGGTTATCCCTCTTAATCGCCTCCGTCACACTGCGTAGCAAACTCTGTTG